ATTTACTTCCATAGTCCAATAGTCATTTTGGTTATCAGTTGGTGTATAAACACCTTGTGTAGATGTTATACTATTTAATGTTTTCTTTTGTAATTCAATACCTTCATTTCTCAATCTTAAAGCTGTTTCTCTAATCCACAAACCCATAGCATATGACATTACCAAGTCATCATTGTATCCTGTCATAGCTTCGGCTCTACTTCCATTATATATAAATACAAACAACTCATCAATTAATCGTTGTGATTTTACACTTACTAGTCTTTCTCTGAAAAACTCCTCTAATTTAGCTACAACTAATGGTCTTGTTTTAGCCGTTAGTGTAAAACCAGGAACTAACTGTTTTTCTGCTCTGTTTATTTTGTTATTGACTTGTCTATGTACATCAACAACTTGTAAATCTTTACTCATATAAAAGAGGTTTTCATATCCTCTATCAATCACTTGTTGTATAGCTGCCCAACCAATATTGTTGTTCTCAATAACAAGTAAAGCATTGTTATACTCCATTGATATGTTTACAAGTAAATTACCATAATCTCTTGTAGACATTCTACCTTTGTACTCGGCTACTTGTTCTAAACTCTCAACATCTAATATATGAAATGCAGAATAGTCTGAACTATCACCTCTACTTACGTCAGCACATACTATATAATCTTTTGTATAGTTTGGTGGCTCCCACACCCAAACATTACTATCTATACCTCTTTTTTCTATAGGTTCACTAACCGTGTTGTTTTTACATTCTTCAAGAATAACACCATCAACTACAGTTTGACCAGAGGTTATAAAATCACAATCACATTCTTGAGCCGCTAACGACGGGCCTAATAATTTATCTTGTTCATCTCTCCAATCTTGTTCTCTATCTGGATGAACTGTCCAATGTAATCTCATGAAATTAAAGTCATTCAGACCATCTTCAGCATCCATCCAAGTTCTGTGAAACCAATTACCAACACCATTTGGTGTTGAAAGAGCTATACATTGTCCACCAGTTGATAATGTTTGTGAAGCCGCTGCCCATATACCATCAATTTTATCGATAAAAGCTGCCTCATCAAGTATTAGTAATGATAGAGCTTCTGAACGACCACTATCCTCACCACTTGATACAGCTTTTATCTGAGAACCATTTTTGTATCTTAAACTTAATTTATTATCCTCAACACATCGTTGTTTAATCCAACTTGGTAGTGACGCATGCATAACACGAACTTTAGTTACCAAGTTTTTTGCTACTTCTTGTTTTGTAGCGATAACCAAGATATTTTTATCTTGGTGAAAAGTCATCATCCACAATGAATATCCAGCAGTTAATGTTGAGATACCTAACTGACGTGCTTTTAAAATTATATTAAATCTATTAGTAACGAACTCTGATATAGATTTTTCTTGAAATTCATAAAGATTAAATGGTATTTTTCCTTTTATTGGATGTTGTACCACACAATACTTTTTTAAAAAATATACAGGGTCATTAGCACATTTAACATATTCTTTTTTAATGACTTCTTTTAATTGTCCTTTTTGGTTTCTCATATATATAAATATTTACTTTAAAGATTCCTCTATTTTTTCAAGATGTTTTAACGCTTCATCAGCTTGTTTTTTTATCTCTTCAAAATTTTGACTCCACTTTTCTTTTTCTATAGAGTGTCCGTCTGGATTAACTTGGTTATAAGCTTCCATTGGTTTTTGATTTTTAAACTCAATTAATTCTTGTTTTTTATCTTTAATCCAAGCTAACTTATTTTGTCTTACTTTTTCTTGTTCATACTCATCAAAAGTACCTTCAATAATCATTTTGTTTTCTACATCAATCTGACAGTTTAAACAATGTCCATGTCGATACCACATTTTTTCATCAAGTCTTTTTTTCATGACTTTTTTACAACTTGGACAAAACCAAGGAACTCTAGCTTCTTTCATTATATCTGAAAGTCTGTCTACTTGGTCTCCTCGTTTTTCAGTTTTTTTATCAAAACCAACCATAACTCTTTTCTCAGGAGTCTCACCCCTTAGAATAGATTGCATAGCCTTGTTTTGTCTTACCTCTTCTCTACTTCTTGCCATTTGTAACCTCTAAAAATTTAATAAACCTACGATTTGATTTACAGGTGCAAAAGCACCAGTAAACTTATATGTCTTTCCTTTGTATTTAAAAACAATACCTTCACTTGGAACTACGGACGATAATCCACCTATGGAATTTAATTTATCTAATTGTAATTTTAAAGTGTTTATCTTTTTTATATCTTTACTTTTCTTTACTGTTTTAACTGCTTTAATTACATCTTTTCTTATTTTTTGTACAGCTTTATCTGGTGATGCAGCTAAATAACCACCGATATTTTTTAATATCTCAGCTCCAACATCAAAGAATAAAACTTCAAATGGTTTCATATTATCTTTTACATATTTTTGATGGTCATTTTTATCAAACGATAAAGCCCAATCTAAAAACTTTTCATTATCAATGTTTTTTCTCATTTGTTGTACAGAATAAGATTTATCAAAAAATGCCCATCTCTTAGTAAGATTAATTAAAACACTAGTTGGTATTTTATAATTATATTGTTTTCCAGCATTAAAAATAAATTCTTCCCAAAATTTTTGATGATAAAGTGCTAATGTATCATTGTCGTTTAGTGCGTATTGTCCTTTTAATTTATCTAACCTACTGATAAAACCTTGTTTCTTTTTTGAAAAATCTTGAACCACTGGTACTTGTAAAAAATTTGGTTTACCTATTGAGTATTTTTTTTGTACATTTTGATTCACTTGTTTAATCATACCAGCTAACATTCTTGCACTATCTTTTGGTTGACCAATAGCTTTACCACTTTCATTGTATTCTAAAGTACCGTGAAAAATTATTTCTGATTTATCATAATCAATTACGTTTACAGACTTTGGATATATAACCTCTAAGTTCATCCACCTCTTACCATTACCAAAAACTTTTTCTTTTTGTTTGTCGGATAACTTTCCAACCGCTCTACTTAGGTCTTTCATAGCAAAAACAAAAGCATCTCTTATATCACCTCTACCCGCAAATTTAGAAGCTACACCAGCGGTATCCATAGCAGTCGCTCCAAAATTCTTTAATTGTCCTTTGTTTCTAGCTGTAACCAACTTACCATTTACCCAAGAAACCATTAAGTTTTGTCCATCAAGTTTCTCAGTAACATTGTCCTCACGGTTTAATTTACCACCGAGTCCATTAATAATTATCTGCTTTAAATCTGAAAATGTAAGATTTTTGTCGTCAAATGGGTGATTCATGTGTCCATATGCTCCACCCTCAAATAAAAGATTTTCTTTCCACCATTGTTTAGAAAATACTTTTGTTTCTTCTAATTCATTTTTTTTATCTATCTCTGTATTAGCTGTATTATCATCTCCAACCCCACCAACAACTGGTGTTTCTACCTCAACACCTGTGTATGATTTACCATCTGGTGTTATACCCATCCATTTGACTAATTCATAACCTAGATTCTTTAATATTACATCATTAACGTAAGACTTATATGAATCAATGGGACTATCAACACCAAATCTTGAACCATAATCACCAGATTGTTTGTGTCCGTAGGCTACCGCGGGTACTGTATTATAACTTAAAGTATAATCATAATCAGGGTTAACAGCGTGTTTTCCTAAAATATAATTTATTACCTCCCAACCTTGTTCATAGTACATATCATCTAACCATTTTTTAGAGTATTTTTTATAATCCGCAAAACCACGGTGAAATGTAGGTGGGCCATCATCGGTTGGTGATAATGTTGTTGTACTAGATTCTTTAATAATTTTATTTATATCATTTTTAATTAAAAATTTATCAATAAATTCAAACAATTTTTTAAATTTATTATTCATCATTTGAAAAACACCCTTATCAAAATATCCAAAAGCCTGTTTAAATAATTTTTCTCTGTTTTTTTCAAAATCTGGTGAACCAAGTAATTGTCTCATTACGGTTCCACTTACCTCTTTACCACCGACCTTAACTGATTGATGTGGTGCTGTAAGAATATATCCATGTTCTTTGTAACTTAAAATATTACCTCTATTCTTGTCATAATCTTTAAAATACTTTCCACCAGTTAATCTACCAGCGTCTTTAGCACCAAATATGTAGATAACGGCTGTTGTTTTTTCATCATACTTCTTTAATACATTTTCAGCTTTGTATGGTGATTTTTCTT